CCTTCTGCATACGTGTGTTTTCAATATATGCACTTAACATCAACAAATTAGCTGAAGAACCAGAATTACAGAACACAGAATACTTTGTTCCGATCCAATCCGACCACTTCTGCTCAAGTTCTAATGTTAGTGGGCCTTTGGTTAGTCGTGGGTAGGTCTGTAACCACCCAATTAGTTTGTCTATGTCGTCGTTAGAGATGGTATCTTTTACTAAATTTATCATGTTCATAACATAAAGGAATAACTGGAAGTATACAATAGTCAAAGACCCAAAATTTTAGAATTTATGTCAGGGGGCATTACAATACACGCACGCGTGCCCCTTTTTTGCCCCCCCCCTCAGAGGGCTTGTGGGTGTCGGCAGTATAGGATTTTGCCACTAAAACCCTCTGATCTAGGGGTGGGCGTGCAGACGCGTGACTTAGTGTGGTTCTTATGATTTCCGACTTATACACATTGTTACCAAAGAAAAAAAGACGCGCCATAAATTAATATGCCGCGCCAAGTTGGGGGGGGGTTTAGAGAATTATTTCAGAGGCAACCGGGGATAGTGAACCGGAAGGTTGCGTATAGGGTGAGGCCCGTAAGCAAAGCCATACAGACTATCACAATGACATAGTCGATAAGCTGCATTTTAAAGATACTCCCTTAAAAAGACTTCAGTATTTAGGCTGTTCCTGATAGTAACAAGAGCGTTCCGGTCCTCGTCAACATCAACAACATTACCACTGCGAGTATCGCGCAGCAACCAGAGTGTTTCCCTGTGGTGCTTGTCGTCCAGTAATTTACAGTTACACGCCAGCCGCTCTATTTGATACGCGCCCTTTCCGTTGTTCTCCATGACTGTTTTCCTCTCCTTAGTTATAGGTCATTGGGAAAATGGCGTGCCCCGTCAAGAAGATATAACAGGGCACGCCAATAAACTTACCAAGCTTTACGCTTTTCTGCCTTCGGAGAACTACCATTGGCAGTCTGCTCCTCGAGCAACGAGGTAATACGCTTTGCATCTGCCTCGTTGTTTCCTAACTGCATCCAGACTGAACCCCCGCCCTGCGGGTGGATGCCAACAGAGCCAGCTACCTCAGTTCCATCAGGCAGGATGAAAACCATAGACGCTCCATCAAAGAGGCAGAGGTTTCCATTTTGGTTCATCTTAATTGCCCTAGCCGTGAATTTGATAGGGATAGGGGTTTTGAACCGCTTCTTAGGAACTGGTCCTTTTTGAGTAGTTTCGTTAGTCGTTGCCATTAGAATTCTCCTATTAATAATGACATGAACGATTGCCAGCTTGTCCGGCAATCTTGTCCCCCTTAAATACGGGGGTCACGGAACGAAGTCAAGAGACTTTTTCAAATACTTTTCCTCAAACGCAGAACAAAGGGTGAACTGGAACAAAACGGCAACGCACAATTGCGAATAAGTATTAAAAACAGAAAGGAACAAAACGGCAACACTCCTATATATTAATTGTATATATATTATATATAGTGAACTCCGACGCGACTTTATATAACCGACGCATCGTATAATAATTTCCGACGCATTAACCTACCTCATAACATGCAAAGTCTGTTACCTCATACTCTATAGTAGATGTTTCATTCTTTATCATGTTATCTATCTGTTCTCTTATGTAATAGGTATCACAAGAAGTAACCTTAAAAGACCATGAACTTGTAGTATATTTGTTACAAGCATCTTGTGTTATGTCTGACATCAAACAAAAGTAAACGATTAGTAGTGCTTCCATGACTTTAAGCTGTTCCTCCTATCTTGTAGTCATGAGGTATAGTGGGTGGTTCCATTAGCTTCTTAACCATTACCTCTATATCATCTAATCTTCTATCTAATTCATCTATTAGTCTATCTGTTTTATCCTTCTCATCATCTAAGATAGATACCTCAACATCTATTCTAGATATATCTTGTTCTAAATCCTCTACCTTTTCAAAGATATTAGTATAATTTAGAAACAAATCATCATAGTTATCAGATAAACCAACGAGTTCCTCATATACTTTACCTGTTATATTATTAACATCATCTGCTATATTTGTCATACCTTCTTCTAAGTTAATTACTCTATTTGTTAGTTCATTAAGTAGGATGCCGAAACCCTCCAAAGTTATCGACTGTATACTTGATGGAGTTTGTAGTTCTTCATTCATTGTTAGTTATCCTTTCTTGTTTATGCTTCTAAACAGACTAAACATTTTTCTATTGTTTTCCTTCTCATCATCGGTTGGAGTAATAGTCCCGATACATATCCATCTACTAGCTATGTTCTCTAAATCGAACTTACTTAATAACATCTTAGCTTTAACCCACACGTTTCTCTTATTGTCGTGTCTATTGGTATCTGATAACTCTATAAAGCTAGACATAAAATGCCCCCTTTCGATTTATCTTAGACGTTATATTCTTAGATAACAATGTATGCTTATTATTCTTACAAGCATCAAGCTGATTGATTGCTCTTTCTAAGGGACAACGCAATCTTCTCATAGATTTAAGGATGTCCTTATTAACATTCCTACGTTGTCCCTTAGATGTATATGCAGTTCTTCTTTTCTTTCTACTCATGATATGTTTAACATCCCGGTATAGTAAAACGGAAAGTAGCATATAACATAACACAAGTTAAAAGAAACATACAGATTAGTATGGTTATCCATTTCATTTATGCAGCTATCCTTTCTGTTAGTTCATTCCACTGAGAAGATTGAAGGATGTTTGTTATTTCTTCTTCTCTCTTGAACATTAACTCATGTTCCATGTCATCAAAGTATTTAGTCTTACGGGTAATAAACTTATCAGGATTTTGATGAGAAGCATAGTTGGTTAATGCTGAATGTAGAGCAAACACATTAGCACCTCTAACATCCATCTCATCAATGTATAAATCCTTAAGTCCTTCTTTCTTCTTCTCACTAATCTTTAAGGTATCTAAGAACTCTAGTCCTTCACCTACAGCTAGTGTTGCTTGAGCCATTTTCTGAAACTCCTCTGACCTTCTATAGAACTCCTCAGAAGCAGACACTAACTTATCAGAAAAGTGTTCGAGATTAAATAGTTTACTATTACGCTTCTTCATCTTGGTATAGTCGGCTTTACCTCCAGTTGCCCATACACAACCATTCAGACAGAAGTTATCAAATGCTCCTAACAGATAGTTGTTAGCTGTTAGGCCATCAAGACCAGACCATGCTACTATCCTAAACTTAATGATGGTCGTGAAGTTATTGGTTGTCTCTATTGGAACAGAGATATTATCAAATATATATTCCCTTTTTCCCCACCTACCATTACGAGAACTTCTGGTCTTTATCTTAACCGAAGCTATATCATTAGGGTCAAACCTATCCAGTATCTTTTCTTCTATGGACTGAAAGAAATCTCTATGTGACTTAACAAAGTAGTCTTTACCTACTACCCACCAGTCTACAACTTCATTGTTATCATTTAGTTTAACGATAGCTTGTTTATCCATACACTTCTCATTATCTGGAGAACCATAAAGATAATTACTCCTTAAACGTATGGGACAAGTAGATATATTGAAGTCTAGTGATGACCCATCAAAGCTTTCCTTAAAGGGATTAGAAACAACAGTATCAATAGGAACGATAGGTGTATCAAAATAAGTCATGTGTTAGTTATCCTTCTTTACATAATGATTACAGGTTGAACTATCGTAATCCTCTAGTCCATTGAGGAAGCTATTAATATCTCCTAATGGTATGTCTGATATGTTATCTGCATCAGATACCGAAAGGATATAATCTACAGTTAAGGTAGGTATATCATCGTAGCTATGGTAATTTATAATGGTCATGTTTTTTAACCTCTTTTTTATAGCAATATTAATACTACGTATATTTGTGCTACTATAACTAAACATATTATTATTTTTACTAAGAACATGAACATCATATTATTCCTATAAAAGTGTGTAATAAAATTATTATAATGATGCCCAAAATAATAGTTCCTATATATTCTTCCATATACTAACCTCTTAGATTAATTTTATTAATTAGCATGGTATTGCTTCCAGTTATCAGAACAAGAAACCATAAATGATTTATACTTTACATCCTCTCTTGTTAACTCCACTAAATCATAGCCTTCTGGTAGTCCTATTAACATATTCTTTCTAGCTACCAACCATTTACTCTCCTCTGTTTCATTAAGTGGATGGTTAAATGTCTTTATCACCCGATACTCTATTAACTGTTCGGGTGATAAATAAATAGCATAAGCTTTCTTTACAGGAACCTCCTCATCAAATGGGTTGGGTGTATCTGTATCCTTTCTAAACCTACTAGAACGACAGATTTGTTCTCTGCTTAATGGTTCTTTCTTTTTTTTCTTATTACTCATCGCTAGTATCTCCTTCTTCATCACTTAACCACTGATGCTCTCCAAGAGTAGTATCCCAATAGGTCTTTACATATTCCTTATATCTATCAAAGTCTAGTATATATAACTCATTCCCTCTTAAGGATGAAGTCTTTATCATGCGTGGATAGCGTTCACACATAGCTCTAAAGACATATACTTCTAAGGGATTAAGATTAAACCTCATACTAGTAACACCACATTTTTCTGAATGTATATGAGATATTTCAGTCATCATGAGTATCCTCCTGCTTAAGGGTAGATGGGTCAGTTAAGGGATGGTAGTTTCTTTCTACAGTAGCGGCTATCTTACATGCACACTTTAACCTTCTAACTTCTGAGTGTGGCATAGCATCTATAACACGATGGATAGTCGTATCCAGTTTACCGAGATTAAGTGCATACCATTTAAAAAATTCACCTGCTGTTTTTATAACTTCACTCATTTGGTTTCTTTCCTTTTTTCATCGTTGTTATACCCAACACTATGTGCTGAGTAATCTTGTTGGGTATAGTAATTATGTGTGCCATTAACAATTACCCATCTATGGTTGGTAGGCCATTTTAAATTACACCTGTCCTTATCATTAAATATTTCTGCATCTTCATATACACCCCAACCATTATCACCACTCCAATACATAGTATTACCATTATGGTCAATAGCAGTAAACATAAACTTATTAGGTTCTTTGTTCATCAACTTGTTCCTCTTCTTTCTCTAGTGGTTGAACAACATCCTCAATAGCAGCAACCAAAGCTCTAGCTTGATACCCTCTACCCGCTTTACTAAAAGCTATAGTTCTATCTGCTTCTATTAGCTGTGCTATAGCATATAACATATCAAGATTATAAATACCTTCTAATACGTCTGCTACCTCACCATTTACCAGTATCTTTTCTTTGGGTTCTTCACCTGATGTATGGACAACAGTATTTATATCTACAAACTCAGGGCTAAAACCATTCTTTATAAAATGGTCAGGACTAAAGATAGTATGACCATCACCATCTATAAAGAAGTTGTTCTTTAATACCTTAATCATTTCTTCTTTATTCATCTTCTATTTCCCCATTATAAGGTCGGCTTTATAGTCACCGATAGCGTTGATGTTATCCTGTGCTCGTTCATATACCATGTCATAGGTAACATTATCATCTAGCTCTTTAGGAGTAGCATTAGGATGTTCTTCATAATACTCATCTCGAAGTTGTTCTTCTGCTTCTATAAGAATATCCTTAAACTTACTCATCTTTGTCCTCCTTATCTTCATCCTTATGTAGATGTATAACATTAGGTAGGTTATCATCTTCATCTTTAGGCCATCTTACCTTTGGTGGTAACAAACCATGCTGAAGATAATCATCTTCCATTATGTTTTGCATCTTGGTAATAGCATCCTTTATGTTTTCACAAAATACTTCTAACGCTATCAAACCATCATATAGTTCTTCATAAGCTTGTTTGTCTAGCATTCTCGTTGTTCCTTCTTAATGTATAGTGGCTTCTTCTTGTGGGTCTATATCATTCTTACAACTCCATATAGTTTCCATTAGGTCATTATAATCAGGCTCATCTAACAATGACCTATACATCATCATGCCTTGTGTCATAAAACAACCAGCCACCTCAGAAGGTGAATGATTACCGTTAGTAGCTAACCACTCTACTGTCTCCTGTATTTTCTCATAAGTTTCAGTAATCCTTTCTTCGTCTGTCATTTCTGTATCCCAACTACTAATTTTAGCCATTACTTTACTCCTTCTATTATAATTCTGTTATCAATGGTTGTATCTTTAGTATAGCATTTTAAACAAGCTATACATTTTTTACCTGTGCAGTTCTGTTCATCCATAAACATATCCTTATCTACGTTATTAAATATCTTATCAAAGTATTCATTAGGAACTACCTTGACTATCTTATTTATCTTAGGATTAGAATAGATTATAATCAGGTTCTTTGGTTTCTTGATTTCATACTTACCAAATAGGTTCTTAACTATATCCTTACGTTTAGTCCATAAGGAGAACGTGGTCTGTGGATTAGACCAGCAGATAGAACATAGATTATATAGATGTTTGGAGTTTATTAATTCACCATGAGAATTAAAACGAAAGTATAGGCTGTTGGTAACAACCCTATTAAATTTCTCAACTGGATGTTTACTAAGTAGTTCATTATTGTTTTCATATAGTTTGGTGTTCTTACTTCTATATGTAAGAAGGGATTTAATAGAATAACAAACAGAACATATGGTGTTAGGGTTCTTGTTAGCTTTAACACAATACTTATTAGTCAATGGATTGGTTGAAAGAGAATTAATATCTTTCATCTTTCCATTCATGTATCTACTGATATATAAATCTTTGTTCATCGGTATAAGTCCTTTATAAAAAGACAAAGGAATATACCAACTCCTATACATATAACCAAAACTTCCCAATCTTCTAAAATCATTATTTAACTCCCCTTTCTTGAAGAACGTTATAAACTTGGGGATATGCTTCTTTTAATAAACCCCAAAAATATTTACTACATTCAGAGGTAGCTTCAAACTTTGATTTATATGGTCCATGTTTATCAGACCATACCTCATTCCAGAAATACCATTTATCATCTTCTTCTTTAAAGACTTCATTCATGACTACTTGTCCTTTCTTGTTACTCATTTTGTATTTCATAACTGTTATCTCCATATATAGGGACGCATGGTCGAACCATCCTGCCACAGCCGGACCGCCGTGTCAAGCGATTTTTTCCATATATCAGATACTTATATAAATAAATATATAGACAATCCCCTTTAGATATGCTATGCTGGTGTGTGTGTATACCTATGATTAAAAGAATTAACATATCCCTACTACCAATACTGTTCCTTCTATTATTATTATTGAACGGCTGTGCTATTCCTTTACCTCTTGAGATAATTTCTCTAGTAGGTAACAGTGCTTCTTATATAACCACTAAGAAAAGTTTAAGTGATCATATTATATCTCAGATAGCTGATAGGGATTGTGCTATATGGTATATAGTTAAAGATATGAATATATGTTTAGATAATAATAATAATAATAATGGTGGGGAGGATAACCCGACGCAACATGAACATAGCATCCCGACGCATTATGGTCATAACATCCCGACGCATTATAATCTAAGTGAATTAATTATAAGAGATATTAAAAGGTGAAAGAACTACTACTATTTTTGTGTACTATAGCTACATCTCCTGAGTGTTATAACAATCCCAAGATTATTGTTATTGATTATCCTAAGAATCAAATGTGTCACAAGATAGCACAAGAGTCTGCTGCTGAATTAATACAACAGAATAGAATCAACGGATGGTTGATTGGTTATGATTGTGGTGAAGGTGTTATTTATGTTTCACCTAAAGGAAAACCTATCATCGTGATACCGGATGATGAAACTATAGGTTAAACTAATCTATAGATACTATCTATAGATCTTGTCTTTAGAAGTATCTATAGATCCTATCTTTAGATAATATTTATAATAATAATCTTTAAAAACTAATCTATAGATCTTGTCTTTAGAGGTATCTATAGATCTTATCTTTAGATTAGTTTTTAAAGATTATTATTATAAATATTATCTAAAGATAGGATCTATAGATACTTCTAAAGACAAGATCTATAGATACTATCTATAGATATATCTATAATAACTCCCCCCCCTTTCCTTCCGCTCCATCCTAGCACACCCCGACAGGTGATGCAAGAGAATTTTTTTCTTGACCGACGTTGCCGTTTCGTGTAGCGTCACCGCTGCGTGTTGGAAGGTGTGCCCACCGGGAAGGCGTTGAAATGTGAAATATAATTATGGATGGCCCTTATATAACCCTGATGAAAAGATCCGCCTCAGATTAGTAGTGTTAGTGTTTATAATATATTTCTTATCAATAATATATTTTTTTAATTAAAGGTATTGAATAATGAAAGATACATCTAAAGAAGATGGACAAACTAATCAATCTTCATGGTCTTGGTTATGGAATGGTGATGAATGTAAAGGTATAGTTCGTAACCATGAATCTGATCCAAGTGAAGAAGGTACATGGTTTTTTATGGCTCCGTATAGAATGATGCATTATCCGGGGGATAGTGCTAATGATTACTTTGATCCATCCCAATGGACTGAGATGGGTGGAAGTGAATATATAGTAGATAGATATGGACCATACGATACAGAAGAAGAGGCTAAGGCTGAATGTGAAAAATATATTAAGTCTATGAACACACCTCTTCCTACCAGAGTAAATCCAAAAACAGGAATACGAGAATATTATCGTCCAACCGATGTATAAATACAGTGGTATTTCTGGTATGCAAAAACTAAGTACATCAATCATAGAAGAGTTATTAAAGAGGGTAATAACATTCTTTGGTGCGGTAGGTCTTAACTTTGTAGTGTTACCTTTCTTTGGATTTAGAGAACCTACATTCATGGAAAGTTTCTACATGACACTGATCTTTGTTATGTTATCCCTTACAGTAGGTATTACTATCAGAAGAATGTTTACTAAATGGTATTAAAGAATGAAAAGAATAATGTACCTATATGAAAACTTCCTTGATGAAAAGGAACGTAACAAACTTATTGTAGATAGTATGATTACAGGTAAGTCTTTGTATAGTCTTCCACCTAAATCAAATATGGGTAAGGAAATTAAAAGAGTAGTTAAGAAAGTAAATGAAAACAATCATTGGTACTTTGATATAGATCGTATAGAGTACATAAATATATTTAGAATAGATAACGATACAGACAACAGAGATATGCACCATAAATACTGGAACAACATGGTTAGATATTATGGTGATGAACCTAAACCAATAGGTATACATCAAAAGGAAAAGAAACTAGTTTGTATCTGTAAGTTAAATGACAATTCAGAGAATACTTCTGGTGGGAATTGTGAATTAATAAACCTAGATGGGATGGAAACAAAGATAGATATGTTACCGGGTGATATGGTTGTGTTTCCTGCCTTTATTCCCTTTCGTATTACTCCCTTGATTAAAGGCTTAGACTTAGATATATATAATGAACGTGTTATTTATCTTGAAGCAGCTATTAGAGGATTATCTTTCCGATGATAGAACAAGAACCACTTAAATCACATCTACCATGTTCTGATTGTGGTAGTAGTGATGCATTAACTATATATCCAGATAACACCTATTGTTTTTCTTGTCACGTATATCATAAATCAACAGACAGTGGTAATAAACCAATGACACAGAAAAGATATACCTACCAATCAATACCAGATAGAAACATTGAACTTGAAACATGTAAGAAATATAATGTTCAGGTTGGAATAAATAGATCTAACCAAGAGGTTCATCTATATCCATACTACAACAAAGAAGGTAAACATATATCAAATAAAGTAAGAGTAGTTGAAGATAAAACATTCTATTCTGAAGGAGATAAAAAGAAAACAGAACTCTTCGGACAGAAGTTCTTTAAGGAAGGTGGTAAATATATAACCATAACCGAAGGTGAAATAGATTGTTTATCTGCCTACCAAATGTTGGGAAGTAAGTGGCCCGTACTAAGCGTAAGAAATGGTTCTGCTTCTGCTGCTAATGAGATCAAATATAACCTTGATTATCTCAATACATTCGATAACATCGTTCTATGTTTTGATAGTGATGAGCAGGGCCAGAAAGCATCTAAAGAAGTAGCTAATCTTCTTGAACCCGGTACTTGTAAGATAATGTATATGTCCTTAAAGGATGCCAACGAGTATCTCAAAGCAGGACAAGCCCAAGAGTTTGTTAAGGATTTCTGGAATGCTAAGACATATACACCTGAAGGAATTGTATATGGCCCTGATATAGCTCATCTCTTACTCGAAGATAAAGAAGTTAAGAGTCTTGCTTATCCGTGGGCTGGACTAAACGAACTCACCTATGGTATGAGAATGGGAGAGCTTGTTCTTATTACAGCAGGTAGTGGTATAGGTAAGTCCAGTGTTATGCGTGAGCTTGTTCACTATATAATTAAAAAGACAGATAACAATATTGGTTGTTTGTTTCTTGAAGAGAACGTAACCAAGACAGGATTAGGTATATTATCTGTTGAAGCTTCTAAGAAATTTCATATTAATACTCCCGGTGATAAAAATTGGACCGTAGATGATAAGAAGAAAGCCCTTAAAGCTCTTAACGATCTTAATCAGGTAGTTTTTTGGAACCACTTCGGTAACTCATCTCTTACTAATCTCATGACCAGAGTCAGATACATGGTAAAAGGATTAGATTGTAAGTACATAGTTATTGATCATATATCCATGATCATTTATGACACCCTTAATGAACGTAAAGCTATTGATGATATCATGGTCAAGCTTCGGGTGTTGGTGCAGGAGTTAGGGATTCATATGATTGTTGTTTCTCACCTCAGTAGACCACAAGGTACCGGTCATGAGGAAGGTGCAAACATCAGCCTCAATCAACTCAGGGGTAGTCATAGTCTTGCTCAGTTACCTGATATGATCTATGCTCTTGAACGAAACACACAGGCATTAAATGAAACAGAAAGAAACAGAACCATGATAAGAGTTCTGAAGAACCGTTTCTCAGGTGAGTCTGGTCCGGCTGTATTATTACAGTGGAGTAAAGATACAGGAAGATTGACTGAATTAGATATGAATGATGCTAGTCTTGATGAGACACAGAGCGATGACTTTGAATAACAAAGTTATTATAGATATAGAAACCGATAATCTTTATCCAGATGCTACTACTATATATTGTATTGTCTGTAAGGAACTTGATTCTGGAAAGGTTTTAACATTTACTAACAATAACTATGATTCTTTTATTGATTACTGTAAAAAAGAAGATTTATTCTTTATAGGTCATAACATTATTAGTTTTGATCTTAGGGTTATTAAGAAATTACTTGGATATGCCCACCCCATAAACAGAACTATAGATACACTAATCATGTCTCAACTAGCCAACCCTGTTCGTGATGGTGGTCATTCATTAAAGATGTGGGGTTTAAGACTAGATTATCCCAAGACAGAGATGGATAATTTTGATGTGTTTAGTAATGAACTGGTTGAATATTGTCAGAATGATGTAGAGCTTACCCATAAATTATATACCTACCTAACAGAAAACGAAAAAGAACTCGCTAAGTTCTCAGAAGATAGTATAAAACGTGAACATCTGTTCAGACATCTTATAGATAAACAGGAAGAAAACGGATTTTATTTTGATCTTCCTGCAGCCACACTATTGTTGGCTAAGATAACCGATGCTTCTATTAAAATAAGTAACCAATTAAAAGAAGTTTTTCCTCCCACTATAGTTGAGCTTAAAACAAAGACAAAAGAGATACCATTTAATCCTAACTCAAGACAACAAATAGGTAAACACCTACAAAATTTAGGGTGGATACCTACTGATTTTACTGTAAAGGGAAACGTTATAGTTAATGAGGTAGTACTAGATAGTATAGAAGATATTCCTGAAGCAAAACTATGTAAAGAATATCTCTTGTTACAGAAGAGGTCAGCACAGATTAAGTCATGGATTAAGTTTTGTGATCCTAGTACTTCACGAATACATGGTAGAGTTAGAACATTAGGAACTATTTCTACAAGGTGTAGCCATAACAATCCTAATGTAGCACAGACACCATCTGTTCATTCCCCATTCGGAAAAGATTGTAGAAACTGTTGGACTGTTGAAGATAAGAACAACTATGTTTTATTGGGATGTGATGCCAGTTCCTTAGAGCTTCGTGTACTTGCTCACTATATGAAAGATCAAAAATATATAGATGAAATCTTAAACGGTGATGTACACACCATAAATCAAGAGCTTGCTGGTCTTTCAACTAGAGATCAAGCAAAGACTTTTATATATGCCTTAATGTATGGAGCTGGTCCTTATAAAATAGCGAAGATCTTGAACAAAGATCTGGTAGTAGCAAGGGTAGTAAGAGATAGATTCTTGGGAAATGTACCGGCTCTCCAAAAATTGTTGACAAGCGTTGATGTTTGTGCTAGAAAGAACAGGAAGCTACGAGCTTTGGATGGACGTTACCTTCACATCAGGAGTTTACATTCGGTACTTAATGTTCTCATTCAGGGTGGTGGGGCTATCATCTGTAAGGATTGGTTGATACAAATTATGAAAGAAGTTCATCGTAAAAATATAGATGCTTTACCAGTAGCAAACATACACGATGAGATTCAATTTGAGGTTAGAAAAAACCAAGCAGAAGAACTTGGAATAATAACACAAGAGGCTTTGAAACAGACGGAGAAGGAACTACAATTAAACTGTCCACTTGATTCCAACTACAAGATAGGATCAAGCTGGAGTGATACACACTAAAAATATCCACTAATAAATATAAATATATATATAAAAAAAGGAAAAATACTATGTCTATAATTAAAGGAAAAGCCTATTGGGCTAAGTTAGATAGAGCAACCAATATGTTCGATGCTGATAAACCACGTTGGTCTATTGATCTATCGTTGGATAAGAAGGGTGTTGCTCTAATGGAAGAAGAAGGTATCCCGGTCAAGAACAAAGATGATGATCGCGGTACTTTCGTTACGTTTACTAAAGATAAATTCATGCAAGATGGTACTGAATTACCTAAACCACGACTAATTGATGCAAAGAAAAATGATATGTCTGGAACACTAATTGGTAATGGTTCGGTTGTAAAGGTAGCTTACTATCCATATGAATGGACCTATACTTTAGGAAACAATGCACGTAGTGGGATTAAAGGAATCCTTAAAGGAGTTCAGGTTCTAAATCTTGTGGAATACATTCCAAAAGATGATTTTGAAGAGGAAACTGGATTTGTTTCTAATACTCCTACTGAAGCTATAGAAATTCCGTTTGAGTAACATATGAAAGGAATAAGAACCGGGGGGATAATCCAGCAACATAAAGCTGAAGTCTCTCCGGTTTTTATGAATAATAACATGGGTAAATTAGATTTATTAATAGATGATATTAAAGATGTCTTTACAAATAATATACAGCCATCAGAAAATGACCTTAAGGAATTTGCTGATAACATACTAGATTCTATACGTGATAATTTTGTAAGATCAGAACATAAATCTAAAGATGCTATTAGATTCTCCAGTGTTGGTAAACCTAACCGACAACTATGGTACCAATACAATATGCCACATAAAGCTGAAGAGCTTCATGCCTCCACACGTATCAAGTTTATGTTTGGTCACATGATTGAACAGCTGGTGTTCCTACTTATTAAGACAGCTGGTCATGAAGTATCTTCCCAACAAGAAGAAAAAACCATTGATGGTGTTACCGGACATATGGATGGAAAGGTTGATGGTATTGTGGTAGATGTTAAATCAGCATCACCACATTCGTTCAATAAGTTTGTTAGTGGTAAACTATATCAGGATGATCCGTTTGGATATATAGCACAGATATCTGGCTATGCTGATGGAGAAGATGAGGCTGCTTTTATTGTGATGAATAAAGTAAATGGACATATGCATGTCTTTAATGTAGATTCACTTGAGATGATAGATTTTAGTAAGAGGCTTGCAGAAGTTAAAGAGATAATACACAATAATCACCCGCCAGAACGTTGTTATGATGCTAAACCAGATGGTGAAAGTGGTAACATGAAACTTAGAATCGGGTGTATGTATTGTGACTACAAAAAGAAATGTTGGGAAGATGCTAACTCTGGTAATGGTATAAGAGTATTTAAATATAAAAGCGGTAAACGTTATCTTACACATGTGGAGCGTGAACCAAACAAAAATATTGAGGAGTTATCGTTGTCATGATTGAACTAGAGATTCCATCTAAGGTTATCAATAAAGCTAGAAAACTATCAGATGAATTAGGTGTATTAAATAATTCTATAACCAAAGGACAAGGAAGTTTGGCTGGTTTTGTAGGAGAGCTTATGTTTAATTCGGTTGTCAAAGGAAAACTTGTTCATACCTATGACTATGATATAGTACTTAAAGATAAATCTAAGGTAGATGTAAAGACAAAAAGAACCACAGTAAAACCATTACCTCATTATAATTGTACGGTAGCTTCCTCTAATATTAAACAAGCATGTGATTACTATGGTTTTGTTAGGGTTATGGATAACTTCTCTAAGGTATGGATACTAGGTATGATGAAAAAGGAAAAGTTCTTTGAGGAAGCTACCTTTATGAAGAGGGGCGAAAGAGATGAGGGCTACGTATGCAGAGCCGACTGTTATAATATTAAGATAGAGAACCTAGATGACCTACCGAAGTAAAGCAGAAAAAGAATTTGCAAATGTCTTAGCAGATGCTAAAATAAAATTTGAGTATGAACCAAATAGAATACCGTATGTTATCAGTAAGACATACTTACCAGATTTTTATCTTGTTGACTATGGTTTTTATATAGAGTTTAAGGGATATTTTAAACCAAGTGATAGAACTAAGCACAAGCTTATCAAAGAACAACACCCACTTATTGATATAAGATTTGTTTTTATGGACGCTAATAAGAAACTTAACAAGACCTCTAAAACATCATACGGATTTTGGTGTGATCAACATGATTTTGAATGGGCTGAAAATAAAATACCAGATGAATGGTTAACGAAGAAAAAAAAAGTAGATTGTAATAATATTATTAAAGAAGCTGCTAAAGGTGTTCCGTGGGCTGTAGAGTTAATGAGGATAATAAATCAAGAAGAGCAGTGGAATGAGGAGAAGAAAAAAATAATAATACCTTCAGTTAAAAGAAGGATTCCTTTTTACATAGAACATAGGCATCTTTATCTCTCATATCAGACATTTTATTTTAGGTTTGATTGGCCTCCCGATGTTAGAGGTATTATTGGTCAAAGAGAGAAAATTAAATCTCTACATACCCACGACCTATTTGAAGCTCGTCTTAAGAGGGATGGGTTGCTTACAGAATGTAAATTATTAGTACACAAAGTTAGAACGAATGACAAAACAAGAAGAACAAAAGAAAACATACGTAGTATATAATAAGGATATTATTTCTAACGAGATATACTCTTCTATCACCAGCAT